GCTTCAATGTCTGTAAAAAACCAACATTCAGCGATTGAATAACGATAGGAAATTGTTCCATTATAAGTTCCATGTCCGTACTGCTCCGTCCTTATTTTTTACTCTTCGATCAATGCCGCCTGTACTTTATACTTTTCAGCACAAGTCTTCATTGTACCGTTTTTCATACTCTTTTCAAAAAATTTGTTCAGTTCGGCTGCAAGATCAGATCCTTTTCGGAAGCCGACTCCATACTCCTCACTGTTCAGACTTACTGTATAAGTAAGATCTGCATAACCTGTTCCCTTTCCGATCATGGCTGCTGCCATCAGAGAATCAATGACTGCCGCATCAGATGTCCCTGCTGCAACTTCCATCAGTGCATCTGCCTGTGCATTTACAGGTGTATAGTTCAGGTTCAGATTACTGACCTGCTTTTCTCCCGCACTTCCTGCTTCAACTGCAAAGCTTAAATCCTTCAGGCTGTCCGTATCCTGATACTTGTCAGCTTTTTCTGCCGGAACAACCACCACCTGTGCATTGTTCAGATAAGCATCCGTACATTCCATGGAACTTGTCACTTCGTCTGTCAGTGTCATTCCATTCCATACACAGTCAATGGACTTTCCATCCAGTTCCAGAACTTTATTGTCCCAGTCGATCTCAACAAATTCAACATCCACACCTAATTCTTCTGCAAATGCTGAAGCCATATCTGCATCAAATCCGATCCAGTTTCCATTATCATCTTTATAATCCATCGGCTCAAAATCTGTAATACCGACAACAAGGGTTCCCTTGTCTTTTACATACTCAAGATCACTGTCTGCTGCCGCATCCTTTTTATCTTTTGTATCAGAATTTCCTGAACCGCATCCTGCAAGCATGGATACTGCAAGACCTGCACACAAAAATACACTTAATACTTTCTTTTTCATCATTTCATTCCTCCATCAGCAATTATTACAACTTCTATTCTCTACCAATGAGTCACTGCACCACGGTAAAGTCACTGTTGTATTCTAACATAGCCATATTCGGATGTCAAACAGTCCCATTATTATACATTTACTGATACATTTTTAGGGTGAAAAAGAACTACTATATAGCAAAGTTATCGGGTAAATTATCCGGCATTGATGATAATTCGCTTTGTACTTTGTTTCCATAGCGGCCAAAAAGAAGGTAAATTAAGGAGCTGGGGAGCTGTGTTGTTAGTCCGGCCTGGTTCTTTAACGGTACTTTCTTTTCTGATGATTTATCAAGCTCTATGCGTCCCTCTGTTTTCTTCAGTGGTGACAGCATGATAGAGCTGCAAAGGTTTTTGCACTCGTTTTCATCTATCAAGATTTCCGGCAGGGCATTACTGCGGCCACCAAAAATAAGTAGCAACAGTTTGAATTGTTGCCAATAGTAAATTGTAGACTGGCCCTCGTTCATTAGTTCAACCTCGAAGCCATAACTTTCAAGCTCACGCTTTAGTGCCCGGCTGTCAGTGGTGATTTGCTCCAGTTCTTCACGACGTTTGTTACCGGCACGGTCGGGATATAGAATAATGCGTTTGTTTATGGAGTCCGGACCAAAGAACTCATAGAACTGGCGGGCGAGTTCCGGTTGTTCATCTGGATAACAGCAATAGAACTCTTTTAGGATCCGGAGCTGGCGACCATAGTTTTTTTCCTGGGCAACAGTCAAGGAAGAAAAGTGGCCGGGATCATAGCCAACGAGAAGTTCATCGTGCTTACTGTAATACTTCAGGTAACGAGCCGTGAGGATGAAGTGTTCCCGGAGGTCAAGTTTCAGGATGGACTCGTAAATATAGCTATCGGCGAACTGATGTTTTTCTTTGTTGTAGTTAGCAAAGAATTTGTTAATTACTTCTTTGTGACGGATGGCACAAATAGAAGTAAGGAACTCATCCATATCGAGGGTTTCGAGCTGGGTTTTGAAGAATTTAGGACCAAGAATATCCTTGTTGCAGAAAGAACTGGCACGAATGTAAAGAGTTGCATTTCGACGCATGTCGGCCAGGCGTGGTTTCCAAAGTGCAATGATGCGGTCTTGCTTTATGATTTCGAGACGGATGTGCTCAAGAGTAACAGGATTGGTTGTCTCACGCTGTGAATTTATTAATCTGTATTTCTGATAGATAGCGGCATTTACATGAAGAGCAACAGTAGCTATTTCTTCAAGCAGTTTATGGTCCATGTGTTTCTCATATTCTTCAAACCAATCGTCCTCTCCCAAGTCAACGCGAGCGGTATCAGATACACCGGTGATACCTTGGTAATATGTTGAGCGGCGGATTTCAGCACTGGATCCACGAAGTGAAGGGAACAAACGGGTTTTCAGTTTTTCACCCTTGTTGTGCTTCATTTCTTCGATGATTGCATGAACAGCCGATCGGCCTGCGACTGATTCCGGTTGATCGGAACTTACTAATTGGATGTGGTGGCCATCACGGAAAACAACGCTGTGCTTGGGGTACGATATCGGATATCGGGGACGGCGGAAGTGTGAAGGGAGTTTGGCTTCACCGACTACATAATCGATGCCGTATTCAAGCATGGAGCGTACCTTTCCGCCAACGGTAACTTCTTTGGAGAAATATGCCTGTAGGTTGGGCCAAACATTAGTCATGAGAGCGACGTAGGTCTTATGTACCAGGAAGGAAAGTTCACCGGGCATATCATTGGCCACACGAATAATGCGAGGACCGGTAATACCTTCAGTCTTGCCACCGGCGCGTGCAACTTCAGCATATAGATTATTCGGATCGATTACATTAGCCAAGATTTGCATCTGGTTCATGTAGTAGGATTCGAAGCTCGTTGTCGCATCGAAGGTTGTCTCTGGAGATGAGAGAGAGTTTGAAGATTGGCTATACAGTTCTATTCCCATGTTATTCCTCATTTAGTTCTTCGTATTCTACCTCCTGGATATCAGCATCACGAAGGAGACGTTTTTTCTCTACTTTTTCAATAGGAAGGCTGTCGATGAGATTGAGATAAAAACCTTTGTTATGCTTGGCTGCAATTTCTTTTAATGAGGCCTTGCTGTATCCAAGGTCTTCAGAACTGAGTTCTGGAGAGATAAGAAAAACAATACCTAAATCACGATCAGCTTCAGCTATTTCGGAGGCACGGCGGCGGCACTCCAGGGCGGCGGAGTAACACTTGCCCATTGTTTTATAGTCTTCAGCTGCAGCACAAAGCTTGGCTAAGTCTTCATATTTGTCGGCATAATTTGACTCCCATACTTTGATAGATACATTGTTATCAATGCTGAAGTAATTTATTGCAGCATAGATACGAGCTTTGCAGGTGCGTTCGTCAATGTTTATCTGCTGTTGTGCATTGATACGTTGACGTAGCTGCTTTGCTGCACGAGTTATGTTACGTTCGTACTCATAGATTTCGGCAGCCCATTGGAGCTGCTTCAAAAAGATTTGTACGTCGGGCGCAATTCCGTCGCACTTTCCGGTAGTGAGGAAAGCGGATATTAGGTCCGGATGTATCTTATCAAGGGTGTCGAGTTTATTCATATTCCAAAGAGTTGATTCCTAAGGTCTTTAACAGTACGTTCTTTCTTCCGAGTTTCAAGTGTTTCAATAGCTGTCACGTCTCCAGCTTCGGCTTTCTTGGCAAGCTCAGCATCTATGTTGTACTCGCCAAGAGCACATCCGTTGCGGTAGGCATCGTTGTAAACATCACCGGGCATGGCAAGGCGGATGGTTAGAGCTATCTTCTCTTTTCCACGGAGACCGAGAAGAGAGCAAATGCGATGGGGAGTGTATCCCAGTGCGCCGAAGGTGCGCACTTGAGATACATATTCGTCACCGATAAGGGTTGCCTTATCTACATCGGAGGTTGGGGTGAGTTCTTTTTTCATGCTAACAGGGATTTGGTTTCTTCTGCTGAGAGGGTTTCCCCATTCCGGATCAGTCGGATGGGTTGTTCCTGGAACATGGCACGATATCGGTGGATTGTGGCTGTGACATAACGTGGATCTATTTCCATCGCATGGCAGATACGGTCGATCTGTTGACAGGCCATGAGGGTTGATCCGGATCCGGAGAAGAGATCAACTACTATCTGGCCGGGAGTGCTTGAATTGGATATCGGATATGCCATGAGGGCAATAGGCTTCATGGTGGGATGAAGGCTTGAGCGCTGTGGTTTGTCGAAGTTCCAGACAGTGGTCTGCTTACGATCGGAGTTCCATTGATGGCCGGCGCCAGGTTTCCAGCCATAAAGGCAAGGTTCGTGCTGCCATTGGTAGTCTTGGCGTCCCATGACCATCGTATTCTTTACCCAGATGCAGCATTGGGCTATTTTGAGACCTGCTTTCCGGAGAGAGGCACGGAAGTTCTCCCCTTCACTGTCGGCATGGAAAATATAATAAGAGCCGCCAGGCTTGAGAATGGTAAACATGATGGAGAACACTTGCTTGAGGAAGGTGGCAAACAAATCATTTTCCATCGAGTCGTTTTGAATCGTAAGTTCATCTTCAGTACCGCCTTCGTAGTTGACATTATAAGGCGGATCCGTAACACATAAGTCAGCATGCTGGCCGTTCATCAGCGCAGAGACATCTGATTTGGATCGACAATCGCCACACATCAGGCGATGGTTGCCAAGTAACCAGATATCACCTGGTTGAGCTACAATTGCGGTGGTATCTTCAGCTGCAGGAATGTCGAAATCGACTTCATCTTCATTTACTGCATCGGATTCGTGCTCCCGGGCGAACAATGGGGAGAGCTGGCCAAAGTCGGTGGCTTTGACTTCATATCCGAGGTTGAAGCGTTGGAGGGTATCGGAGTCGATATTGTACTTTTTGAATAAGAGGGTGTCCGGGTTCTTAGTGGCGAATTCGGAGTTGTAGGCGGCGATCTCTTCGACGGCTTCTTTTTTGTCAATAGCGAAGATGGGTTCGTAGGGAATATCGGGAATGGTGAAACCAGCCTTCCGGAGTGCGATCAGTGCTTTGCGGCGTTGATGGGCATCGATGATCCAGAGTTTTCCATCAGGATCCTTCCAGGCTTTGAATGCGTACTTGAAACCACGAGTGATGATGAGCATCTGCAGTTTCGACAACTTATCAGGATCCGACTTCTTAAAGTCTTCCTGAAGCTCCAAGAATGAATCCAGCGGGGCGGTTGGCAAATCACCCAAATTAAATACTTCTATTAGCTTTTCCATTTTAGTCTTTTGAATTAAAATCTTGCAATATTGCTTTGAATAGGGCCTCACGTTCACGATGGCGACGGAGGTTCTCTTTATCCTGAGTGCGCCGAGTCTGCCGATCGGCTCGCTTCAGATAAGATTCGTATCTGCGGATGTTATCCGCTACATTCTTGTGCAAGCGTAGAAACTCGTGCGGATCCGTTTTCAGTAACTTCGTCAGTTGCGCTCTCTCCGACTGATGAGTTATGAGCGGATGAATGTAGAGGAACTTCCCAGTGTCGTTGAACGATTGCAGCTCATCGAAAGCCTGCAAGTTTCGGATCCGGAGTTCCACCATGTCCATGATGTCACGTTTGACCGGTTTCTTATCCAGGCTTTCGTCGAGCTGCTTCATTTGTTTCCAAGTGACCACACGATCGTTGTAGATGAGTGTGGCTATTTGGACTTGCGGATCGAAGAGGTTGTCCCAGTCGATTTGCGGGTACTCCTCGTGCTTTTGGACTTTGCTGGAGCTGCTTTGGGCTGCTCTTTTTTTTTCTCGATATCCAGGGCTTGTTCGGCTTCTTCAGCGCGAATTTCAGCTTCTTCCTGGGCCTCTTCCGCTTCTTCGGCACGTTGCTCGGCCTCTTCTGCTCTTTCTTCGGCTTCCTCAAGGGATTGTTCCAAAGCCTCTATTTTTACTGATTCTGGAGTATTTTCGTCAGTGGTACCGGTAGTCTCATCAGAGGCTGAAGTATCACTATCTGTAGTGGTGGTTTCATCTGAAGGAGTATTCCCGGCATCGGTACCGGCAGTCTCATCAGAAGTTGAAGTATCACCATCTGTAGCGGTGATTTCGTCTGAAGGTGTATTCCCAGTAGCGGTACCAGGAACTTCAGTAGCAGCTTTCAGCTCATCTAACTTTTTACGACGAAAGGCACGAATGCTTTCTCGAGTCGTCAGATCCAGGAGAGAATAGAGGATTTCACTCGCATATCTTTTCGGATCGCGAGCATAAGTTCTCAGTTGAGGAAGCCAGGGACGAACTTGTCGCAACAGTTCAAGGTCATATACTGCAGCATCCGGATTGCGGAGGGCATTAAAATGAAGTTTCTTTTCTTTGAAATTATACATAGCTTGTTGGATTTGAAACAAGCTAACTCAACTGAATTTTATCAGTTGGTTAGCCTGTTAATGATGATTAAGCTGTCTGAACACGCGTTCCTTGGACTTCTACGAGTGTAGCCGGGTCCATAACTCGGAATGTGATGGAGGAACCGGCCTTGGCCGTCCAGGTGGCACCATCTTCGAGAGTGAAGGCTGTACCATCGGCAATAGTGGCAGCTTTGTCAGTACCGGTACCTTCAAGAGTTATGTAGCGACCTTTATCATTGGCTGTGAGGCCTGATATCGCATTGATGGCGTAAGTCGCTGCGGATCCGTTCGGGATTTCGTACCGGTTGTTCTGAGGAGATATCGCCAAGGTTGCTGAGTCAGCCGCATGCTTGGCTGCAGGAACACGGATGATATCGCCAGCGTACTTGTAATATTGATCTATGCTGGTACGCTTGAATGTGAAAGTTACATAGCGGCCATCTTTATCATTTTTGGACTCATAAGAAGAAAGCACCATTGGTCGATCATAATTGCCGAGAATATACCATTGCTCCTCTCCTACTTCTTTGAATATGACAATAAATTTACCACCGGCATGTTCTTCAATAAAAGTGAGAAGTTGGTCGCGCATACCTCCCATAATCATTACGAAATTATTCTCTCCACTGGTGGTGATATCACCTTTTTCACCCGTTGATGTATATGTAGGTATATCATGGGCTTCAAAGTATTTCATATATTGTCCGGTCTTCATAGGCAAAGTACCTATTTCCCTACTTGCATTAGGCTTCGGAAAAGTTACATCTGGGTTGATTTGGGAGATTTCAATCAAATAGACCTTATATGCTATATTCGAGCCATGAGTTTGTCGGTCGGAGACATCTCCAACGTCACCGATGGCCATCATGGCGGCGAATGAAGTGCCGGCGAAACCTGAGAGGCAGAAGGGAGAAGATGACGGATCCAGAAACATTCCGATAACGAAGGCGAATGCGATCAACGTCATTAGTGAGAGAAAGAAGCGGAGCTGCATTTTGCGAGCCGCTTGGTTTCCTTTGCGAAAAGGATTTGAAATTTTCTTTGCTTTCATATTAAATAAAATGATGGGTTAAAAAGAAAAGGGCGGGCCAATAACCCGCCCCCGTCACCTAAAAACGATTAATTACCAGACT